TGTATCTTTTCTTTTAGATACTCACTTAGTCCGTCAAAAGTCTCCTGATCCCAGTTGTCATATTCCAGCCTCACGGTAGGATTAAGCGGATCAGGACAGTCAATACCTTTCGGCATACTACTGATATTGCTTACCTCCACATAATTCTTAGAAGGGTCTACCTTGCCGGGCCGGTGGATGATGTTAAGCATACAGGGTACACCCAAGAGCTTGGTAATATCAAACTTAGCTGCCTCCAGCTCCGTAAAGCCCTTGCCTCTCCAGCTCTCCAAATCCCTGCGTAAGTTGCTTTTCTCGTGCATACTAAGGGTATAAGTCTTACTTACCACATACGGCTCGTAGCCTTTCTCCTCGTGGAATATCTCCATCTCGGTGGGTAGCTCCCACGTTAGCTGCACCTTCTTAACCCTCTTCAGTTCCCCGTTGTAGGTTTCGTCAACGGTTCCGATTTCGATCATCTTGTAGCACCTGGCTACATAGTTACCCGGCTCAACCTTCTTAAAGTTGCCTTCCGGCTTAGTTGCAATAATTGACATTAGTTTGTCTGGTATATCTGTTTTACATTAGCTACTGCCGTAAGCCTCTTGATTGTGGCTTTGAGTATCTCATGCAGCCACTTGTGACTGATGATGGTGTCTTCGTACTTGGTGATGACATGGTTCAGCTCCTTGCGGGTGCGGCACTCCATGATCTCGGTGTACACTTGCTGTGGTTTCATACTATTATGGTTTAATTGGTTAGTAAAAAAGGAAAGCCCGGACACTCGGAGCAACCGCCTCGCACGGATGCTACAAAACAAGTTATCCAGACTATGTCTTACCGACTGCCGGGCCATCCTTAAATATCTGTTGTTGGTTTGCATAGTCTGGATTTACATAACGAAGCTATTACTTATTATTTACATGACAACGCATGAAAGGCAATTATTTTACATCAGTAGCCTAATTTAGACAGCGTATAAATAATAAAAGGGCGGTGTAAACCCCAAACCACCGCCCTCAAACGCACCTGCAAGCGCAACTATCTGACAAACTTCAACAAACCCACTATAAGCAATAACACCACGACAATTACAATTATCTTTGTCAGCACCGGTGACTTTTTACAAGGTACTGGTACTATCTGCTGCTCATAAATCGTCTTTATGCTGTCCCGGTACTCAATTACAGTGTCTTTCTGCCATACTTTAAGGTAAATAGTATCGTTAATTATCCATGCCGAGCCTCCTGCCGTGCCCGTAGAGGCATAAACGGTATCAGTGACGTGTGCTATACTGTGAACCGTGTCCGTCTTAACTGAGACGTAATAAACGGTATCATGCCACGCCACGCTATCCTGCAAAGGCCACTTTTCAGCACATCTTCGCTGTGTAGCACAGCTACTGGTTAATATCAGGAGTAATATCAGTATCTGTTTCAGCATAGAATTTAGTTATTATCTTACCGATAACCAATATCACGTTTAACCCGAACACTACCCACATCTTTACCTCATCGGTAAAGGGAGCAGCCATAACCGCCCCTGACAGCAAGGGAGCAGAGAATAACATAACATCTCCTATACATTTGGCTGTGGGAGGTGTCCTTTTTGAGTAATTTGATAGTGCAATCATATTAGAAGTATATTATTTTGTTAAATCCATCGTTTGCAACGTCAACATGAACCCAGCCCACCGTTCCCTGCTCGATGCGTATGTTAATCGGCATATCTCTTTTGTGCCTATCTATCCACTGCCGTATCTCCTCATCAAGCATATCGTTTACATTAAAATCCACTGCCTGAAAGCGGGTATGAGCCGATAAATACATCTCACCTGCCAAAGTTTTATCCTTAACAAGTGAGCACAGGTTACACCTGTAACCACGTTGGGAGTATTTGCCTCCGTTGCCGTAGGTATTAACGGTTATAGGTCTGTCTATCGCAGTCCTGAACCATTCGAGCCATTTGAGCAGGCGTGGATCCGCAAATTGAAGGCTGTAACCGGCAAATTTGTGATAAACGTGCGGACAGACAAGCTCGTGAGGTTGAAAGTACATTACTGCGTGATACCTTTTTTCTCAGCAAAGAAGCCCCATCCGACAAAATACAAGAACCACAAAATAGCCCCTACTGTCGGCAACACAAAGCACATCAGCCCGGTAATCATAACGCTCAGCATATTAAACCAGCTATTTTTATACAGCCTGGTGATGCCTGCCTTAATTTTTTCTTTCATCTTACTTAGTTTAGTATATACTCTTTGACAATTGTTGCTATCGCCGCTATAACCAAAACCACTATCGCCCCGATGAATACCTTTGGATGACGGATAAAGAACATAGCATCCTCTAACTTGTCATGGAGGTTCTCCATTTTTAACTCAAGTTTCTCAAACCTCTTTACGTTAGGACAGTTAGTAACCCTTGTATCTACAACGTGCTTGCCCCACTTAACCGCTCCCGTTAGTCTCTCATCAACCTTATCAAGCTCCTTCTCTAAATCCGTCACCCTGCCATTAGTGAGTTTAGTCTGTCCCTCTATGCGCTCAAGGGTTTCGTGCATGGTCTTAAACTGCAATTCAAGATAAGTTCTATAATCTTTCTGGTCTGTCATCAAATATAAAGTATAATTGTTTCTACTATTACCCATGCGAACATAGCTGCAAACGCCCCGCACACGCCCCAAAAGAAATCGTAATAGTCAACCGTGCCCTTCTTCAGCCACAAATCCCAAATCAGCTCTTTACCTACTGCGGCAAGGCATCCAATGATAACGGCTATGCCTTTGTCCCATCCGTACAAATACCCATGAGGGATAACCGCAAAGAGTATCAGCACTATCAGCGTCACCGCTGCACAGGCGAGAAAGTGTTTAAGTTTATCCATTCGTTTATTTGCAACTACACTAAAGCCCTAATACCGTCTTCCATTGATTGGCTGCTTCAATATTTCCTGCAACAGAATAATGAATACCATCGGTTGTCATTGTGGCGCCGTCATCTCCGCCTTCTAACCATATCCTCTCATCAAAGCCTTGATGAACGTTTGTTCTCTGTGCTATTACATTTGCTATGTGAGTGTTGATTACGTCACAAGCTGCCTCATAGTTTCTTACCCACACTAAAGCAAGATAAATCTGAACGCTGGGCCACTTTGTTGTAAGAGCATCTATTATGTATAAATAGTCGCTTTCAAAAGGAGCAAAATCTACCGTTTCAATATTATTAGCACCCAAATTTATTAACGCATAATCCGCCCTGTGGAGTCTTGTCGCCAATTGAGCATCAATTACGTTCTGTATGCCTTCTACGCTGGCCCCGGGTAAACCGTACTTATTTGGTCTTGAACAATAACATCCAAAATCATTAGCATCCTCTATGTTGTATGCGAGGGTATTTTCAAAAGTGGCGGCCTGAGTCTTGCTATCTCCAAGCAAGAATATGTTTTTAGACAACTCTCCACGAGTCATGGTAAGTGGAATGAATGAGGCGGGAAATTGCGTGGGATAAGCAATAAATTTCTGCACTATTCCAGTTGATGAAATGTTTATTTTTATTCCTGTTTGTGTATTAAACGTAGCGCTTGTATAGCTATTGCCTAATGCAGTTTGCCCAAATATTATTATATTACCTTGGCATTTGATAAAATAATTAGTTACTGCACCGGCTGATGTATCAACTCCGGTTTTTTGTGCTCGCTGCGTTTCCGTCCCCAATACTTTTTCAAATAAAGTCAGAGTTCCCGTTCCGCCTCCGGCTTGTACACATCTTAATATCCAACAATTATCGTCGTCCTGCCTTCTAAAAAGGATATCTAATGTTTCGCCCGTTGCGGGAATCCATGAGAATTGCATAAACATATTTGCACTCTCAGCTGTGAAGGTTTCTCCATTAGTAACTGCCGCTCTTTTGTAAACGTTACTATATAAATTAGTTTTGCCCCACAATCCCCCTAATTTTATTTCATACATATCGCTTATCGTTCCCGACGTATAAACATCTACATACAGACTTGAAGAGTACCAATCATAAATATTAGCAAATGCGTTAGCTAAATAAATTAATGTCCAGTCAGTATAGATACCGCCCTTAATTGCTGTTATACAGCCAACGTCAGCCTTTATTATCGCTAATTCATAGGTTACTCCCGCTTGGATAGCCTGACTTACATTAATTGTATTCCCATAATTATAGGGATACATACCATTTGAGATAGTGAGCAGTCCTCCATTTATTGCGGTTAACCCCGTTCTTTGGTATCCAATCCTTATGTTACCAGTAAATTTAAGATATAGCAAATCGCCCACTTGATTTGTTCTTGTTGGGCCTACTATTTTAGGGTCGGCTAATTGTGATCCATATCCAGATAATGTTACAATATTACTTGCAATACTAACCTTATTGGTTGTATCAGTAATTGTTAATACTCCGGGGCCGGGTTCGCAAGTTCTTGGTGATGTTACGGGCGCTGAATCATCGGTTATAAAATCATCATATAATGTATAAACATTATTTTCAACAGTAGCTGCCCCACCAGAAGGTGCAAATGTCACTATAATAATATCTCCATCCGCTACCGCAGAGGCTAATACAACCGTCCATACGCCACCTGTCCATGATGCTAAACTAACAACTCTTGCTGCTCCATTAACAGTTGCGGTTATGTCTGTTGCAACCGACGTGCCCTCACTTGGGAATGTCAATACTACATTAGTAGGCGCAGCGTTCTCAACCGTAGCTGAAATTAGTGTCGCCCAGTAGGAACTCCACGAGATACCACCACCGCCTACTTTACCATACCTCCGTCTGCGTTTCTTTCTGCCAGGTGCTGACATGGTTTTTCCTATCTGTGGAGGCTCCGGTGGGTAATATGGATTGATTATCATGGCTTAATTAGAATTAGTCTTAATAATATTTGTTAAACAAGTGAGGGCTGAGGTTTGACGGCTACCTATAAAATATTTCCGACACCCCCTATCCCTTCTTATGTTGCTCATTATCATCATCATATTAGTATTCATAAGCACCTATCTCAGGTGGGTCGCTCACTGCCTGGTCATCATAGTCGGTAGTCAGACCTACATCTATACCTGCATTGATACACGGTGAACCTGCCTGTAGATGGTAATCAGATGCCGATACGAATGTAGGATCGTCTGTCACCATTGCAACTACTGTGTCGTTAGTTACTGTGCATGTAACAAACCTGTTATTGTTAGTTGCGTTGTGACTTATGTTCTTATCTATGCCAATAATATCAATAGTCTGATCTTCCCACTTACATGGAGTATATACATTAAACCATATATTGTTCTTTACACTAACATTAGACCAATCAGCACCAACACCTGTAACACTATCCTTTGCTACCATGTTTATGCCATATATCTGCACTGTACCATCAGCTCTATAGAATACGTTGTTATATACTCTGAAGTCATTGACTGCAGGTGTGTATGATGCGCTTGTCTTGACCATGTTATACTGCATACCGTAACCTGTCATGGTTGCACTTTGTCCTATCTCGGTAAATATGTTGTAATAAACATAGAAGCCATCTATGTTCTGCACAAGGGAGTTTTCACGCAAACTCAATACTAAAGCTGTCTGGAAGTTTGTGACATAGTTATTATATACATAAACACCTCCGTCAAATCCTGATTCAAATATTAATCCACTCTCTATTGTTACGGGTTGAGATGCAAGTGCTATTATGTTATCATAGACCTTTAAAGCAAATCCATATCCACCTGCGTCATCCCATCCATAACCTGAGAAGTCAATGCCTCCGGTACATTCATTATTATATATCTCATTGCCACCTTTGCCAGTCCATAATTCTATTGCAAAAGCATATGAATACATACCAACCTCATCTCTCATATTGGTATCTATGGTATTATCATAAATCTTACATCCTCTGAGATACCCGGCAATACACTTAATCCCATAACCATAACGCCCTCCTGTAACATTATCAATTATGTTAGTGTGAATGAGCATACCGCTCTGTCCTCCAATGCTCAGGGCTGCATAGGCAAAGTATGTACTCGCATCATATAAGAAGTCATCACTATTGTTAGTGAATGTACAGCTATATATCTCGTTTCCTGTTGCATAGGTTGCCGGGGCAGCACTACCAGCAGCCCTGCCATCCCAATCAATAACAGAAGCATCGTCACCAAGAAAATCAACTACCGTTACGTGGTGCATCTTTACATTACTACGGCATTTCATGGTCATACAGGTCTGAGCGGTGAGATTACCATCAAAAGTCAGATAACTTATACTCTGATTACCGTCTGTTCCCTGACTTGCACTGTGCAATCTCATCAGTGGAGCAAGTGCTGCTGCCGTTGTAATGATTGTTGTTGCTCCTGCGCCAATTATGCTTACCCCTACTGCAAGCTCACTATAAGTTGTCTCTGTAAATGTCCCTGCGGTGAGATGTATAACTGCTCCTGCCGTTGTTACTCTCGTACAAGCATAAGCAAGCGTCAGCCAGGGTGTATCTGACGAGCCGTCCACTCCTGCCCCATCTACCCCTGTTGGTGATACCCAATAAAACTCATCTACTGTCTCAACACCCCTACCAAACCCTGTAGAATGTTTAAATGATGCGCTATAAGTTGCATTCTCAGCATCACCGGCTGACTTCTCAAGTGAGGTAATAATAAAATAACCTGTGTCAAACTGTATGGTTGTATCAAGTAATAGGGTATTTATCTGTTTCTCACCAAACTCAAGTTTAACCGGCAGGCGTAATACAATAGCGTCACGGATAATATCATAACTACCATCATAGACAAACAGCCCGTCACATGAGGCTGATACATCCATCAGCCCTGCGGCATAGGTGCGTATCGTTCCTGTGCCCTTATTAGTACGCTCTCGTGGATCTACTTCGATGTTTAAGGTGTAAGATGTGGATGTTGCCAGAAGCACATCATCCTGCCACATATATAAGTCAGTGCCGTTTATTATCATTTTACTCCTATTTCAATTATGTCAACTGTCCATTCCCTGTTACGCACATCAAAGTTTGCCCTGTTGGTTGCAAAACACTTATAGTCTGCTCCTGTCACGTTATACGGGTCTTGCAGATTATAAATAGGATAGTAATTGACAGGGTCACCCGCTGCTTCTGCCATGTTAAGCTGTATAAAGTGCCTGCCCTTGCTGTGCAATGATGCTATCTCATCGGCTACTATCTCTATCAGAGGTTTTGCCTCAGCGTTGCCCGGATGGTTGCCCGTGTGCCATGACACAGTATAATCTACTCCTGCAGTAGCTGAGTATGTTGCCAGTTTGGTAGTGTCGTCACAGAGGATATTAGCCGTACCTGTTGATCCTGTAAGAGTAACCGTGTCAACCCTTGCAGCAGCAGCTACAGCGGCAGTCTGTTTAGCGGGTGTAAATCCTCCGTTAAGGTTGCCTGAGTTATTGTGTATTGTTATAACTGAGAACCCTCCTACCTGCACTGCCTCTGTAAAAATAAGATCTGCACCGGCTGAGGTTAATGTAATATTGAAAACTACGAACCAACTCTCCTCGGCAGTTACAAAATCTGTTGCCGTGTCGGTAAGGTTAGTATTCCATATAACCCATTTGGTATAGCCGTTAAAGACTATATGTGCTACCCCTGATGATCCTGTCAGGGTTATGGTTGTAACCTGTGCTGTGCCTGTTGCGTTGGCTGTAGTATTAACCACACCGCCCGCAAGCGTGCCTGTAGCGTTGGTGATTGTAGTAGCCCCTGTAAAATCAGTGCCGGGCGTGTCGGAGGTGAATATCACATCTGCCCCGTTGCTCGTCAGTATTACCCCTCCGGCAAGGTAATCAAGTGCCCATGAGTTAACAAAGTCAATAGCCGTCTGATTAAGTGAGCCTGCTGTCGTGGCTATGGCCAAAGAGCCTTTAAACTGCTCAATGACGTTATGAATACCTGTATTGGCACAGTCACCTAAAATATAATCCTGCGTTATCTCAGGTGCGGTGATGGCATTAGTGGCGGAATATTCATTTGATACAATCTCCTCCACATCAGTAACAGACCTCCGTGCTGCTGTAGCCGTTGCAGCTCCTACCATGCCAGTAAAACTGAATAAACCCTTTAATAATCCCTGATACCACTTTTTCTTTTTCTTTTTTAGTGCCTGTGTTGTATCGCTCGTAGCATAAAAGCGCACGTTATTGATACACAAATAAAGCGATGCGTGAGGATATAAGACTATAATAAGAGATCCGCTTTCTGGAAGGCCGGTAACATACCGTGTCCATGTCTTCCACTGCCCTTGTCCCTTTGTTACGGTAGCCTCAGTTACGGATAGTGCAACTATTGGTGTATCCCATACAGCAGTCGTATCATCATCAGGCGTTGGGTGTGTAAGATAATAAGGTGTGACGGTAGTCATAAGAGCTATGCCGAATATACCCGGAGAAACATCAGCCCCTGTGTCATTGATGAACTTATAGTCAAACTCAAACCGGAACGTATCCGATGCTGACTGCCGAGCATAAGTACCGAAATACTGTAAAATATACGGCCCTGCAATATGAGGGTTAATGAGCAACCCTTCCGGCTCGCTGGTGCGGAACTGCAAGGGATGAAATACATTTGTACCTGAGATAGTCCAGTAATCAAAATGTTCAGTAATACGGTCAAAGCTGTCAGGGCTAAATCTGTGGTTTTCAATCCAGCTTTCCTTATACCCATAATCCTGCTCCGCTGTAAACTTACTCAGCGGTGACTGCATCATCAACACACCACCGGGAATATCAATTATGTCACTTGTTGCTGACAATATAGGACGCTGTATGAACTGATCCGGGTCTATGTGTGTCCCTGCCCCGCCCGGAAATACCCGACCGTAAACTATATCCCCGATAAGCTCAATAGGACGGAATATGACAAACTCCCCAAGATGCTGCCTAATGATAGCGTTATACTTCAACAGTATGCTCTCAAGAACAGTATAACAATCAAATGCAATGTTATCGCTGTCAATAAACACATCCTGATCTATAAGCACCTGGTTCATAGGGCTGTCAGTCGTGGCATCAGCCATACGATCCTCGTAGATGTTACAGAACTCGGTAAACTGAGTGTAACCTATCTTGGCAAGCACTTTAAGCACAATGTCGCTCTCCTCATCCCGGCCGTTATACAGAGCACCGCTGTTATCATAATTGAGCGACCTGAGCAACCCAAGCCCGTCAGCGGCTACAAGAGACACAGTGTAGGGTACTGCGTCATACGGCTCAGTGTAATCACTCGTTAACCATCCCTGCCAGTAAAGTGTATTACCTGCTCCGTAGTATATCTTCATCTTATAGACCATATCCTCCGAAGAGTAAAAGCCGATGTACTCAAAGTTGGTATTACACTCTAAGTTTAATGTAGCCGTTGAGCCTTTGATAGGGTTAAGTATGAGACTGTCACCGGGAGTGAGCCATTCAATATTCAGAGGTTCGCCTGTAACTTGTAACGTAGCAATAGCAGCTTGCGCCTGATCTTTAAGAATATCAACACGCCAATCAACGCCGTTAATATCGGTAAACTCTGCTCTATGCGTTACAGTGAATGCCATTTAAGTTAACCCTCCAAGTGAATTACTACTGCGTGCACTCGAATAAACAATGTCTCTGCCTTTAAGAACAGCCATGCCACCACCACCCGCCTTAACCGGGACAGTACCCAAGCCCATACCTTGTGTCATAAATCCTTTAAACCCTCCCATAAGTGAAAGGAACTCTGCAAAGCCAGGTATCATAGACAGTACTAAATAGGTTGCTGCCAGTGCTGCCAACTTTACTATGATAGATTTGATAGCATCCAAAGCAGCCTTGCCGAACTCCTCCCATCCTTTTATCCCTGATGAAAACATATCCTCGAATAACCCTGTAATCTGCATTGATACGTCACGCTGAAATTCCAATTTTGCGTTGTAATTATCAAGTTCAATACCCATCTGTTTAGTCATCGCATCAATCTCCTCAAGATTTGCTTTGATCTCAGCATAAGATTGATTTGTTTCGTCAACGTCAGGCTCAAGCCATTTGACATCAGGCATCTTTGACGTAATACTCGGAGCTATTACATCCTTTTTTTCGCCTGCCTTATCAAGTGTGATACCTAAGGTTGTTATCTGTTTTGTTAAACGTAATATAGCTGCATCACCATCAGCAGCAGCCTGCCTAACCTCTCCAAGCATACCCAAGAATACTTCCCACTGACCTTTCTTTGACAGTTCATCCTGTAGTCTTGTATAATCACTCATCAGGGCTTGCAGCATCATCAGCCCTTCACGTTCTTTTGCTTGTGAAGGCGTTAAATCTCCTAACGAAAGCTGATAATTAAGGTCATTAAGCCTCTTTGCATTAGCCTCTGTCTGACTGAAATAAACATCATAATTTTTAATGATGCCTATGAGATTGGACTTAACAAACTCCCAATATTTATCACTGGCGTTAAACAGCGTTTTGTAATACTGCTCCTCGGCATCAATCCTCTTCTGTATCTCTGCGACATTAAGGTCAGTAATCTGTTGCTGTATGCTTACAGCTTCTTGTAACAGCGACCTTTTACGTGATGGGTCTGTCTCCTCGGCAGCCGCAACCTTAGTGGCTTGTAATTCTATTTCAAGATCACCCCTTGCGACCTGATTACGTGCCTTAGCTTCATTAAGCTCATCCTCAGCCTTAGCTTGATCTCGTGTGGCTGCGGCTGTTCTTTTGATGTTATCAATGAGGCTAAGCCAATCACCGGAGAATAACGTAGTAAAAGCACCCTGCACAGCACCCTGCAATAATCCCATCTGCTCCGCAAGTTTATCAGAACTGCCCTCGGTAGTATTCATGGCAGCGGCATAAAGTTTAGCAGCCTGTTGAGCAACCATAAAGGCAGCACCTAACTTGGCAATGGTCATGGCTGCTCCCTTAAACTTGCGCTCCATCTCACGACTGTTCTCTACAGCCTCCTTGCGCAGTTTTGCGGCCTCTCTACGTGCTTCGTCATTGGCTTTTTTGAAGCCTTTGGCATCACCCGTATACTTTATACCAACGTCAAGGTTCTTATTTGCCATTCTTCTTGTTTTTACGCATCTCTCCCAACGTCTCTAAAGCCTCTTCCCTTGTCCTTACCTTCACCGGCCCTGCTGCCTTCTTAGCCTCATCATCCCAGGGCAGTTTAAACAGCTTATCAGGCCTGTCTATCCTGCGCCCGTCATCAGTCTTGTTGCCCATCACCGTAGCACTATAAAAGCATTGAAGCCTCACCTGTTCGTATTGTCTTTTGATGCTCTCATCATTGGCCTTTAATACAGCTACAACCTCATCCATCGACATCTCATACCAGTAGTATCTCGGATCAATCCCTATCACACCAACACAGATGCCGTAGATGTCGGCCTGGGTGTAGCTTACCGTTTTTTTTCTCCGTCACTTGTTTTGCCTTTAGGCATCATCTCGTAAATAAGCGGCATGACAGAGGTGAGTATCTCAAAGTAATACCCATTGACAAGATCCCAAAACGCATTATAATCGTAGGTGAACTCCTTGCCCTCTATCCTTGCTCCCTCTTTGGCAACGCAGTAGAAAAACTTAATACGCAGCTTAGTACTCTTAAACGATGGCCAGCTCTCACCGGTCAGCTCTTCATACTCTGCCATAGCACTGTTAGTGATAGCAATAGGAAACTGCATATCACCAACCTTCGCTGTTAGGGTTTTAATCAATCTCATGCGCCTGCTGCTATCAGTGTCTTAGTCAATACTAATCCAAGTGCAGGAACACTGCTGTCAGCAATGGTGCAAGTATAAAGAGTACCCGGAGATACTGCTGCCCTTACAGCTACAGCAACACATTTACCGGCTACTGTCGGAGCTGATCCACCTGCTCCAAATGTCCATGCATAGGTATAAGGCTCAATGCCACCGAACACATACACTCCTAATCCAGCTGTAGCTGCTGCTGCGGAAGCCGGATCATACCCTACAATAAACCCGTTAAGAGCAGCATGAGGAGTGAAGTCAAATGCACTGTAATGTTCAAAGGTACAGGTGTAGGTAGCGTTCTCCTGATCTCCTGCTGTAAGGTCTAATCCGGTTATGATAAAGTTACCAGAAGCGTACCATACAGCCGTGTCAAGAGTAGTAGCACCACTCTCCTTCTGACCGAAGTCAAACTTTATCGGAGTGCGCAGCTTCATTGCATCTATCAGCGTCTTGTAACCACCTGCATAAACCACAAGCCCATCACATGAACCGCTTACATCAAACCTGGCTACATCCCTCGTATTGAACGTGCCACTATCTTTATTGGAAGTGTCACGGGTAGCCATCTTAAAACTCAAAGTGTGCGAAGTAGCGTTAGCTATCAGCACATCATCCAACCACATGAAGAGGTCGGAACCGTTAATCTCATTTGCCATTTCTCTCTAAATTTATATTACGTTAACATCAAAAGTCAATATATTACCAAAAGTATCTTCTCCGATACTATAAGCCTCTTTCATCCCTCTGAGGTAAATAGGCCCAATAGTTATCGTTTCCACTATGCCACGCTTGCTCTCAAGTGCAATCCGCACCTGTGTCACTATGCTCTGAAGTATTGCATAGTCATTACTGAATGTAGCTACTGAGAATGTGTAATTATCCTGTACGTGACCGTCTTTATTGTATTCAGTCTCCAAACTATCAATAGTATATATGATAGCAGGAAGGGCAGTACCCTCATTCATAACATAAGGAAACATATTAGTCACCGGCACTAAAGCTACCAGTGCAGCGTTGTCATCCAATAGACTTCTTATAACCTTCCCTATCATGTCATCCTGCTGTTAGCCTTGTCAACATCCTTCCTGATCTTATCAAACCACTCCGTTGCTATGTCACCGGTTATCTGATCCTCAGTGAGATTATACGCTCTCTCAAAGAAGTTATTAGCAGTCATCTTACCTACTGACTTGCGGACATGGTTTCTCTTTGTATAGTAAAACCTCTCAACCGTGCCGTTCTCGTTTAAGTGACCATGTGCCCCTTTAGGCCGCATAGCACCCACAAGCAGAGCAACCTCATTCTTTAGTTCCATAGTACCAATAGATGATGCAAGTTTACCTGTCTTATGAGGAGCAAAAGTCTTAGCAGTAGATACAAGAGGTTTAACAGCCTTGCGATAAGAAGCAATGATAAGCCTGCGGTCATCCCTTGCCTCCTGATCGGTAAAGAACTGCTCCAGCGTCTTAATATTCTTTGTATCTATCTGTATCATGCTATTGTAGTTGCATCATCTATGGCTGCAAAAGCAGAGTAATTGTAATACAGGAATGCTTTAATCCTGTAGAAGTATCTTGTTGCCGGAGTAAGTCCTGTATTGATATAAGCCACTACCGGAATAACAGCCTTAGCTATTCTCGTTATCTCAGTCCAATCATTGCCGTTAGTGGAACGCTCTATAACCACACCGTCATTAGCTGCGTTGTTAGTCCATGCCAGGTCTATTCTATGATGGTCCACTCCGCTCGCAGTAGCACTAAATCCGGTAGGAGGAGCTATAGCCGTGACAGCAATACCATCACTGAGCTTCTCAAGTGTCAACCTTAATGCTTCCTTCCTGCCTATAATCTCAAGGTAAGTTATCTGGTATAGGTCAGATGTGCCGTCTATCTGCACCTTCATTGTCTCTGTGATGGTAGAGCGGTAACGAACGGTAAGCTCCATGTTGCGGCTGTAGGTTTTCTCCTCATTAGCCAAGCCCCTGCTGCCACCTACCCAACGCACCTCTCCTCTTGTGGTAATAGTAGCTAACGGCCAGCTATCCACCGATGCCCCAAAGTCATCTCTTGATGTTACCTTGGCGTAAAAGCTCACCCTATTGATTAAATTCCCTGCCCTCACGGTGTTTTATTTACGTGTTCGTACCAATCGAGCTGTACGTTAGTAAGGTTGCTCGCTGTGCCTGATGTTATGCGTATCAGGTATTTCGTGCCCTGTTTAAGTACCTTCTCAGCGTTGCGTCCTGCCTCCATACCTGTCCGTGACTGTTGTGTAGCCGCACCTGATGAGCGTGTCCATATAAGAGTGCCGTCTGTTGTGCCACTGCTGACATCCTTATGTATTGTTGTTGTTGCAGCGGTGAGTGAGTTGCGGTTACTGTTAAATACCGTCTGTGCCGTTGTACCTGTGCGGTCAGCACCTTCATAAATATCCACTGTTGTTATTGCACTGCCGGTAATCTGCATTATTATGTGTGCCCACTTTGTTGTATTAGGTGTTGTTATCAGATAAACCTGCGTACCGGCAGAGCCAAGTGTAACCTTATCCGTATAAAAGAAGTGACTGCCAGCGTGGATCTCGTGATGCTCATAGTCTATGGTCTGCATAGTATGAGTGGTAGCATCAAGGCGTGGTATCTGCCGCAGTATATCCGATGTCTTACCGTAGCTCATGTTACTTTGTCACCTTTTGATACAAACTTTTCAATCCTTGCTTTCGGCTTATTAAAATTGGCACTGCTGCCAACACTGGAAGCAATGATATTAATATCCTCAGCCTTGCTTGGAATATGTTTACCCTTAACTACTGGCCTAACCTTCCTTTTCATACCACAGTATAATGTTTAAAGGGTGCTATCAAATTCATAAAGGAATATGGTACTTTGGAGGTATTCACTCCTACCATTACCGGGCCTCTGATACTGTAAAAGTGCTCTACCATGAGCAGCAGTGAGTGTTTTAATGCCAGAGGCAACACACCACCGACAAGAGGCATACCCGTGTAAATCTCCCAAGTGAGATTAGCTGCTGTTGTAGTAAAGGCCAGTGAGACAGTTAATGCCGTATCGGTAGTGATACCGTTAATGGTTCTGTCAGTCTCACCCTCAACCTTAATAACATCACCTACATCAAACTCAGTGAAGTTAGTAGCAGCCCCTACCAGTGCCACCGCCCCTGCTGTCGTTACAGTGCCCTCTCCGGTATATGTACCACTTATCTCTGCCAGCACCATCTGCTCAACCATATCAGCAAGTGATTGGATGTAAACATCATCATCAGTAAAGTCAACATGACAATGAGTTTTAGCTTCGGCAAGGGTTATATACGTTGACATTACACTATGGTATTAGTAACTGCCTGGACTATTGTGTCACCCTTCTTAACAGGGTTAAATGTCAGATTAAATCCTGCCCCTGCACCATAGGCTACCGTCACACGGATTGTTACCGTTCCTAAAGTACGATCAAGTGTCAATAAGTCAACCGTCTTACCCGCAAGAGTAAACTCAGTAGCTACGTTTCTCTGAAACATCTTTACCGCCGTAGGAGGTGAAAAAGTCAATTTAACCAGTGTAGGAGTTGCGGTCGCTACATTAGCACTGACAAGGTGCTTTGCAAAGAACCCTGTCCAATCCATTAAAAACTTCTTTCGTGCCATTATCTTATACGTTAGTTGTTATTTCATCATCGGTCTGATAATCTGACCACTTAACACGCTTATGTACCCGGAACTTATAATAGTAGCGGACATTCTTTGTCAGCCCTGTATCAGTCACCGTAACAGCTCCAAGCGGTAAAGTAGGAAAGCCGGTAATTACTACAGCAAACCCACTGGAAGCAGATATAGACCTCTCAATTGAGTATTCAGTGAAGTCGCTGTCTGTCTCATCCCAACCCAAGTCCATAGTAGTATTGTCTACCTGCGTGCAGGCGAAAGTTATAGGAGCTACTGGCCTTTCATTACCCGTCTGGCATCCACCCGTTGAAAGATTATAATAGTTTGCCATTATTTCTTCTTTTTAGTTATTTTCTTAACAACTGCCTTCGGCTCAACCTCTGCCTTATACGTAGATGCAATCAGGTAAACAGACCAATGACTGTTATAAAATACCCTCATCCGGTAGAGATATTTACCCGGCAGAGCCTCAACAGTCTCCTCATCAGGAAGGAAGATGCCAAGTGTGTCCCACTCTTCACCATTCTTTGAGAACTCCAATGCACCCTTATCGTAGACCGCATCGGTATCGTCCCACATCAGCATCCCATCAGTAAGGATGAAATTAGCCGGAAGCACCGGACGTATTACCCCCGAAGCCTTCTCTTTAAATTTGTAATAGTTACCCATTGTTTTTGTATTAAAGGGTGAGGGACAAAAGCCCCCACCCAATTAAATCTACTTAATACTCTCACAAGCAAATGACTTCTGGTATTCATCAAGGTCAGCACCTGAACTGTATGCACCCCTGAGGCCCTTAGCGTCAAAGTAAGCGTTGATGACAATGACCACCTGGTTCGTCTTGGCTGCTGTGTACGGATCGACTGTTATGTCGTAACCGCCCCACTGACCAATCATCAAGTCAGCCCAGTTGCCAAACACAACCAAGTTACCGTCAGCAGGAGCTGTTCCATAGGTTGAAACAATGCTGTTAGTGACAAAGCAGGGATAGCCGTTAATCATGTTATCCTCACTCATCAGATAGTCTCCGGTATCATTGGCAACACCCTTATCAGTTGTCTTCAGGATACCACGACCTATTGAGTTAGTCATGTAAGCAAGATTGCCCTGGAGAGCATTCGATGTATCAACAGAACTTTCAAGTCCTACTATCTTAGCCCATGTAAGAGTTGCACCTGTAAGCACAGCCTTTGTGGTTGCGTTAGCGTTGTTAATCTTGTAACCTATACCTGAAGGTACAGTTGCACTGACAGTTGCCGGGCCAAGAATA